CTGAAGCCGTGTATGGCAAATTAAGTATTACCTTATCCCCAGCATTTATCAATGTGTTTCCATGAGTCATTATATTCACTTGAAGAGCATTTTCTAATTGTATCATTTGAGAATTTCTTCGTTGAAGCCATTTATGAGGATCATATGCCATGTAAGGATTTGTATTATTTTCTGTTGTATGTTGAGAGTCAACTCCACCAGAAAGAGATGTTGGCATCATAAATGTTCTTGCTGAAAAATCTGATACTCTCAATCCTTCTTCAGTAATGGTTAAATGACTTACAAGAGGATGGTCTGGTTTTCCTTCAGTGACGCCAGAAACTATATGAGCTTCATTAATCCAATTATCGTGATAATTATATATTTTAGTTTCATAACTTTTACTAATAATATCATGAGTTATTAATTTTGACCCAAACATACCAGTTCGATAAGAAGCAATGCTATCATTATTAGAAACTATTTCATAATTTAGAACTGTTCGTAAATCTTTGAAAACATCAACTATTCCATCTTTTACATTAGTGCCTGGTTCCATTGTACTATATTCCATTATTGCAGCATTATTATAAAGACTTGCAAGAGTCCTGAAATTAAATCCTTTCAGGGTTTCATAAAATAGATAAGTAGGTTCTCCTTTGTATAGAGCTACAGCTTGTTTCATACCCATAACAATGATATCCAAAGGCCTTACGTTAGGAGCAACAAACTTTTTTACACCAGAAGTCGGTTCTAAATCTATTTTCTTTTTCGTGTTTAAATATTTTTTGTCTGTCAACATTTTTTTAACAATGTTAGACCAAGTATCTGTTAAGCTTTGTGTAACTTTTAATCTTTGATTTTTGACCAATTCTTGACTAACAAAACTTAATACAAATCCTTGAACTCCCCCAGTAAGTTTTTGACGTTTGGATATAGAGTGAACAAGAAATGCATTTTTAGAAAAGTCTATAGTTGCACTTTCATCTTTGTTAACAAATGGAGTTCTAATTTTAAGATGCAAATATTCTTGACCCAGAAGAGGGCCATGTGAAGCTAGATTTACAGAATCCTGTATTGCGATTGTACCAGTTACCGTCATTGAGAATATATCTTCAAAAAGAGTTATTCCCATTACTGATGTTTTAAGATTAACCTCTAAACCAGTTGTGGTAACAAGTCTTAAATCTTCTATAATATATTGTCCGGCGTGTTGTAATCCTTCAGCCATTACAGCAAACTCTCTCCCATCAATTTTTCGTATTCAGCAACAAATGCTCCAAGATAGGCTGGATCAAGTAATCTAATTTTTTTCTTTTCGTCTTGTAATCCTTCTTCATATTCATAATTAGTAACAACAGATGCAGTAGGATAATCAGTATTATCTGTGCCGATGTCAATCTTAATCGTAGTATCTCCAGATACTTGTGATATTTCATAATGATGCGTTGCGTCAACATTGCTGTATTTGTCATTGATACATGCAAGGAATTGATTGGTATTTTGTGGCCACTGATGATATCTATCTGTGATATTATTTACCAATAGAATAACCCAGTGAAGTTCTGGATCGTCATATAACTTATCAGCAAGAATTTCTGGTGTTTCTCCTTCTTTTACATCATAGGTATCATAGAGAGCAGTATTCGTTCTAACTTTTGTTCGAACAGCAACTCGTTTTAGTAAATTGGTAACTAACTTAAAATCACCGTTACCAACAGAGTCATAGGGTATAACAGGAAAATTTGCAAAATACATAATTAATACCCCTGCTCGATGTAATCTTTGGTAATGATTTCCAGTTCTTGAAAACTTAAAGACAGTTTGGTGGTTTGTGGTCGGCCGTCTGCATATGCCTTGTATCTATCAGCACCATATTCTACATCTGTTTTAGTAAGAACACATTGTTTGATTAAATTTAAATGTGGGTTTACTTCATTTTGATGCATATATCTTATATTGAAAAAATCAGGTATCTCCATCTCTCTTACACCATCAACACCACCCAAGCCGCCAGTACCATAGTTTGAAGCCATATGATATTTAAATTTATGAACTATTTTTTTAATAACTTCTGCCTCTTGTTGGCTCTTTGGTAAAAACGTAAAACTAAAAGAAAACTCTCGGCGTGTAATGCCCTCAAACATCAATTCCATTCTTGGAGTAATAACGCTTCCTCTATTGATTGCAAATATCGCATCAGCCCCTTCCAAGCCAGGAATCGATCCGGCTTTTTTAATCACCGCATTTACAACTCCTGTCGTTATGCCGCCAGCAGCAGTACCCATACCAATCGCTGCTCCCTGTAAGCCACCACCCGAATCCATAAATGCTTGAATTCCAGCATTAATTGATTCTGCTCCAACACCGATTTCTGTTTCACCATATTTTGCGCCATAACTAACTTGAACAGATGGGGGCATATAAAGTGCTATACAAACGGGCATTGCAGTTGTCGCTTTTTTTGATACTTGAAGTGAATTCGACGCCCCTCTTTGACCTTTAGAAGTTGCACTATAAGCGTTAAGTCCCGCTTTGCCGGCAGATTTAACCGATGAAACAGCAGATGAAAGGTCTTCAAATCCAACGCCAGCATTTGCTGGGTCTGTCTGACCCGTTTCAGCTGTAACCGCTTTGACTTGGCTTTCAACTGACTTAACTAATTTTGAGCCCGCCAACTTTGCCTTATTCTGTTTCATAATCTCGAATATAATATAATGGCCTTGTTGAGGGTCGCTCTCTACACTTAATGGATAAGCTAAATTTTCTGTTCTATTTCTTCCAGAACCACCCAAATCAAAAAATCCTGTCTTAGCAAAAATAGGACTTTTACTAGATGTTCCCGCCAATCCACTCAAGCCAGCAAGGTTGCCAGCAACTTTTCTTAAACTACCACTTAATAATCCTGCCATGTTTGTGTATCCTTATATATACTATTTAGTAGTAATGTCTTACAAAGGTCGATACATAGCAAAGAATCCCAAAAAATATAAAGGTGATCCCCAAAGGATCACTTATCGTTCTCTATGGGAACGCAAATTTATGGTGTATTGCGATACTAACAAATCTGTTATTGAATGGGGCAGTGAAGAAATCATTATACCCTATTTATCTCCTTGGGATGGAAGGATTCACAGATATTTTCCAGATTTTTATATTAAGATAAATCAGCATAATGGTTCCATTAAAAAGTTCCTCATAGAAGTAAAGCCCAAGAAGCAATGTTCTCCACCACCAGCACAACCAAAGAGAAAAACCAGACGATGGTTTAATGAAGTCAAGACATGGGGTATCAATGAAGCCAAGTGGAAGTATGCAACGGAGTGGTGCAACAATAACGATATGGAATTTAAGATTTTAACAGAAGATCATCTTAACATTACATATAAATAGTCATATGGCAGTATCAAAGTTTATACAAGCAGTTAAAGATGAGGCTAGAGGGCGACCACGCTCTACTCAATGGTATAGAGATAAAATTAAAGAGTTTGGTGCGCCTGGAGCTCAGGACTTACTTAGGGACGGTAAAAGAAATAATAGACCCTTTTATGGTAAGTTGAATATGTTCTTCTATGATCCTAAGTTCAAGAAGAAGCTTCCTTACTACGATACGTTCCCTCTAGTGCTTCCATTGGAGACATATAATGATGGATTTCTTGGCCTGAATTTACATTATCTTCCAATACCATTGCGTGTTAAACTTCTTGATAGGTTAGTGGATTATACCAATTCAGAAGATTTTACAGCAACAACAACAAGAATGGTAGTTGACTATAGTAAATTAAAAAGTATCAGATTAATTCGTCCTACTATACATAAATATTTAGCAGGACATACTAAGTCTCAGTTTCGTAGAATTGATGCAGATGAATGGACGATTGCAACACTATTACCTGTACAGAGATTTAAGAAAGCTTCTTCATCAGAAGTATGGAAAGAGTCTAGGAGTATGATTTAATGGCAAGTCTCGCAAGATTTTTGGAAGGTGGCGCATTTGGTGTTATGAATGATATTTTATCTGAATTTCATTCAGATAATGGTTATGCAATACCCAACCGATTTGAGGTACTAATTACACCGCCAGGGGCTAGTTCTGCTGATTCAAGAAAAGTTTCCATGAGATGTGAAACTGTTTTACTTCCTGGCAGAAATTTAAATACCACTACCGATAGTATGCCATATGGCCCGACTAGAGAAGTTGTTGATGGTGTAACTTATGCAGAAGATATAGCCATGACTTTTCAGGCAAGTTCTGGATTGGATGAAAGAGTATTTTTTGAGGAATGGCAGGAGCTCGCATTTAATAAACAAACTTGGAATGTTGGTTATTATAATGATTATGTAAGTACAGTTGAAATCTATCTATTAGATAGACAAGATCAAAGACGATATGGTATCAAACTTATAGAAGCATTTCCCAAAACAATTGGTGGAACAGATTTAAGTCAAGCAGCAAATAATGAAATTATAAAAACTTCTGTAAGTTTTTCTTTTAGATATTGGGAGTCTTTAGATGCAAATAGACAACCACCAAGTTTGACAGATAAAATATTTGATACTGTAGTAAATACAGTGACACGAAATATTGAGGCAAATCTGCCGAAAGTATTAACTAGATTATTATAAAGGATGAATAATTATGGCACTACCTAAACTTAATAGTGTAACTTATAAACTGAAGCTTCCTTCTACTGGTGATTCAGTAAAATTTAGACCATTTCTTGTAAAAGAACAAAAAGCATTAATGATAGCTCAAGAGTCAGAAGATGATAAACAAATTCAAAATGCATTTGCTCAAATTATTAACGATTGTACATTTGGGGAATTAGATGCTTATAATATGCCGATGTTTGATATTGAATATGTTTTTTTACAACTAAGAGGAAAATCAGTTGGAGAGAAAGTAAATCTTAATTTGTTATGCCCTGATGATGAAAAAACAAGAGTAGATGTTGAAATTGATCTAGCGGATGTTGATATACAAATGTCTGAAGATCATACCAATATCATTCAATTAACAAAAGATATTTCTGTTATTATGAAATATCCTACACTATCTGATATGGAAGGGTTTGCTGATAAAGGTCAAGTTTCCTCTGTTTTCACAATGATGAAAAGATGTATTGGTGAAATTCATGATGGGGAAACTGTTTATAATAAAGTAGATATTTCAGAAAAAGAATTGGATGAATTTATAGAAAGTATGTCCACAGAAAATTTTGAGAATTTTAGTGCATTTTTTGCAACTATGCCTAAATTACAACATGTGGTTGAAGTGAAAAACCCAAAGACAAAGAAGAAAAATGAAATTCTAATTGAGGGCCTGCAAAGTTTTTTCGGATAGCCCTTTCTCATGATTCTTTGGAGAACTATTATAAAACTAATTTTGGAATGATGCAGCATCACAATTATAGTTTGACTGAATTAGAAGATATGATACCGTGGGAGAGGGAAATATATATTGGGTTGTTAATGAATTTTTTGAAAGAAGAAAAAGACAAAATGGAACAGGAAAAACAACGGAGATAGTAATGGCTGAAGATACAGTTAAGGTAACAGAAACAACGAAGGAATATGAACTTCTAAAAACTGATCTCGTTCCTAGTGCGGGGGAAGACGAACCCACATGGGCAAATAGAATAGCAGGGCACTTGGATAGGTTCAGATTGATTCCTAGACTAATCATGTTAGCATACATCTATGCATTTTATTCAGCAACAACTTGGTTTATGGCATTACCTGATCCCACCAATGCACAAGCAGCATTCATTTCTACTATTGTAGGTGCGGGTGCGGCATTCTTTGGTTTGTATGTTGGTAAGCCGGGCACATCATTGCCTAAAGGTAAAAAGTAGGATAATCCAATGGCAGATTTTTCAGAAAATGTTGTTAAGCAATTACAGGATACAAATATACAAATAAAAAGTTAGATGCTGTTGTCAGCAACACCGAAAAAGTAGCTACATCTGGTGCTAAAGCATCTGAAGAAAAGAAAGAAGCTGAAGCAAAAGAACAAAAAAGAACCAGTTTATTTGAAGATATGGCTAAAAGTCTGAAGGCCTTACATAAATCCTTTTTAGCATCTGTAAAAGAAAAAGGTAAAATGGGTCTTGGTATTATCATTGCTGCAATTGCTGCACCCATTATTGCGTTGGTTGCTTTCTTCAAGCAACTTGCTGTGGAATTTATGTTTCTTAAAAAAATTACTGGAAAAGGAATAAAATTACTATTTAAACCACTC